TCTTCTATGTATATTTCTGTACTAACCATTATCTGAATTGACTGTTTACATATTTAGATACTTCAATGTCTATTTCAAAATTAAATAGCTTATCTGCACTTTCTAATTTGTATTGATAGTTATTGTTACTAATCGTAACAGGGAAGAATGCACCCTGAACCTCCATATAAACAATAGAACTAGACATTAACTGCGCTAACCATTCATAATCCTGTTGGCTTACCCAATCAGATATTAAATGGAACATATCCTTATGTTGGATGGCATAGTTAACAGTGCTTTCATTGTACTTGTTATAAGCATCAATGTTAGTCATTGCATTGCCTGATAGCTGATATTCGTTTTTTCTATAGCTTGTTTTTGTGAAGTCACTAGACCTTCTGTTAACTAATGCAAATTTCATTGTATCCCAACCGCCTAATCTATTTAAAAAGTTAAGGTTGTATTGTCTGTATTTAGGATAACACCTCTGTGTAAATCTTAACTTTCTAGATTCAGCAGCACCCAATTTTATATATACATCGTATCCATAAGCAGATTCAGTTATTAAACTTCTACCTGCAAAAGTATTAATACTAGCAGCAGAGCAGTTAAATAGGTTCATCTGTCCGCTAAATGTAATTGAACCACTAGCAGTATCAAGTATAGAACCTGCTTCACTAAGGACATCTATTTTAGCTGAATAAGCACCTGCAGTTACCCTAAAGAATGTAGCATAAAAATTATCACCATATTCAATCGTAATATTATTTGTATCCCTTTCTGTTAGCCAATCATCTGTAAAGTTTTCTATTAATAGATTGTCATAGTAATCAGATAGCACTAATGGGTTATCTTCATTAGTAAACAATATGTCTGCGAATAAAGGTGGATAGTAATTATATGCACTTAATGCACCTGAAGCTAAATTAGTAAAAGTTAATAGATTGCCACCTGATACATATTCTTCTCCTATTCTTATTTGAGAATCTACCTTTATTTTATCATTTGATGCTACTAGGATTGATGAACCTGAAGGCTCAAAGTAATTAGTAACAAAAGACCTAATCATAGGGGAAGGATTAAAAATACCATAACTGCCTTCTGCAGATGGGGATGGGTATACTTTAGTTCTACTTACCTGTGCGCCATTAACGAACACATCGTACACGAATTTAAATGCAGTGTTATTTACATTAGTTGAACTAGATACATACCATAAGTCATCGTGCATACTTGAATAAGGTGCAGGACTACTTTGAATTGTTATTGCCATTGTTTATTTCTTTACCGATTTGTCTTATTTTAATTTGAATATCTTTACCTAGCGCAGCTTCCATTACCTCATAGAAGTTTTTACCGAATACCTCTTTTTGAGCATTGTCAAAATAATGTGTAGACCTAATACCTTTTCTATGTATAGACCTAGCTACAACATAGGCTAAAGACTTTTTAGCATCTATTGCTTTAGCTTCTACCCCTAATTTTCTATATGGCTTTACTGCAGTTGCTTTTAATTTGTTATACCCTAACCATCCCTGTACTGCTGATATAGGAATGCTTTTTTTAGATGGGTTAAATTTATAAGGTGTTTTTGAATCAGCCTTAATATTTTTAGTTCCCTTTACACCCTTATTTATAAAGTCCCAATACTTAGAAGCCTTTTCTGATTTTGGGTAGCCTAAAGAAATACTATAGGTTGTACCAAATTTACTAAAGTACATTCTGATATCATCAATAGCACCTGAAGCAATAGACCCATTTGCCCTAAGATTAGCCTGTGCAGTTTTAATAAAGTCTGCACCAAAATCCTTTAGCAACCTTTCAGCAACAGGCATTTCTCCCTCTTTCATAGGTTGTTCGCCTAGTGTATTTAGGAAGCCATCTGCTATTGCCTGTGCTTGTGCTTTGGATATGCTCATACTAATAAATAGTATAACAGGCTTAAAATAACTATCCCCACCTTTTTAGGGATGGGGATGTTAACCAAAAAATCCAACTATGAAAACTATCTTACTTTTTTTATCTGCTCATTGTCGTAATCTGTCTTAGCTTTTAGATATGCTAATATGTTTAAACATTCTATTGTACTTAATTCATAGGCTTCGCTAACTGTGCAATTTTCGTACTCGGCAATAAGTTTGGTGCTATATTGCCATCCAAAATAATGCATAAACTTTGAACCACCTCTTTCGCCTGTGCTTCCTGCATCCCTGCTTCCACCATCTTCTTCTCCAAATAACCCTTTGAAACTTCTATCCAATTTCTGTATACTTGATAAAAAAAAACCAACGAATGGTAAACATCTACAAACTTTGCATTTAACATATCATCTGAATATTCCTGATGCTTACTAGCATCGTACTTTTCATTAAACCAAATACCAAACTTTCGCTTCTGTGGTATTACCATTGTAGCTGCTAACTTATGCAGGTTACCGTATAAATCCTCACTAAATACCTTGCTTTCTATATACCTAGCGAATGGCATCTTACTGACATCGTAATTAATCTTGTACCTCTTATTATATGATATGCATATATGCTTTTTAGGTGTGCCTTCTATCGGTTCATTTAAGAAAGATATGGTTTTGCTCAACTCTTTATATTCATTCAAAGGTAGACTGTCTATTTGCATTTCAGTCATATTGTTGACTATCCCTACTAATTTGACTTCTAGGTCTAAATCAGTTGCATCTTTCTCCTTTGTATTTAAAGCATTGTAAATCTGTTGGTATTGCCATACGTTTATTTTGTCCCACATAGCTGCTTGATTTTAGATAAAGATACTGCTATTATATATACTAAACAAGCCAAAGGAACTGAAATAAACATAAACTTTAATAATTCTAATGCTTTCATATGTTATAAGTTTTATTATAATGCAATTCTCCACTTGCTAACTTTCTATTAATTTCAAATGCTTCATCTATATCGCAGGACTTATACCCAACTTCAAAAGCGGTAACTATCTGCTCTTTTTCTTTTTCAAGTAACATTTCATAATTATCAATAAACCAATCCGTAAAAGATACCCCATCATTTTTATAGCTTTCTACTGCTATTTGCATTGCTGTTTTCATATTATATTTTTTGATTATGAAAATTAGCCATCATTTGAGCAAGTTTTAAATCTATTGCATCCCTTCTATTTATGTAGTCCTGTCTCTTTTGTTGCTCTGTTAAAAATGGTTCTAAATCTTTTTTAAGCATTTTAATAGCTAAATCTTTTTCTGCAAGTTCTTTTTCAAGTTTAGCTATCTTTTCAATAAGACATTCGTTTTCAAGTCTTATTAAGTATTCCTGACTAATTGTGTAGTTGTTTCCTTTCATTGTGTTTGTTTTAAAAAAACCACCCCAAGTACCCAAATTACTACCTTTGTTATTTTTTAATATTAAAAATTTTCTTGAGGTGGTCTATGCTCTTAAATGTTCTGATATATCGCAACTACTAAGAATGCGAATATAAGAATAATTACGGCTTGTGTGTTTTCTTTTTTCATAATATTAATTTAAAATTTCATTAATTAATTCAGAATGGATTTCCTGATTCTTTTCAGCCAACTCCATCAGCTTAACTAAATTTTCAGGCTGATAAAGTTTCAAGATTAATTTAACTGCTTCTTCTTTGTTTCCACCATTTGCAACCATTAACATTGCATAGCTATTAGCCATTGCGCTTTCTAATGGACTATTACCTTCCCACTCTAATTGTCTAAGAAAAGATGCTCTTGCAACTTCATAACCTTTGTGGCTTTTTAAATACTCATAAAGTTCTTCAGGTGATTTTTGGTTTTTCATAACTTTGGTTTTTGTTGGTTATCAATCAATGACATAACAAATATACAACCTCTGTACACATTATCCAAATATTTTCCACACTTTGTGATGAACGGTAAATAAATCTGATGAACGGTAATTACATCATAGAATACCTGCCATTACCCCTTTTCATATTGAAATTATTCCAAGCTAAAGCCAATGCCATAACGCAGTCATCGTGAAAGCCTGATGGTGCAGAGTACTTAACCCCATTAGCCGTGAACTGATATTCAAAGACCTGCAGTTCATTTGTTATTGCGCCTTCAGGGAATCCTATCTTTTGTTGTTGTATGGCAGTTGCAAGACCTTCCATAAGTTGCTGCTTACTTGAACTCGTGAACTTTAGACCTTCTATTGCAATACCTTCCCTTTGTAAATCCTCTAGGATAGGGTCGCCTACACCTGTACTATCCACCAATATAGGGCATTTAGGCAGCCTCTTTATATTCTCCTTAGTGTTATGCCAATCCATTTGATACCTGTCAAAATAAGCCACATTCCCTGCATTATCAAGACCTATGATAACTGTATGGTCTACAGACTTAGCAAGGTCAATACCAAATGCAACTATTTGTTGGTTGCTAATTGGCTTAACGCAATCTTGAATAAATTTATTACCAAATGGGTTTGCGCTATTCTCTGAAGGATTAGCCATATACTCCTGTTCAAACACTACGTTTGGCAGTTGCATCCTAGCTTCATCAATTTCTTTTGGGTCTATGAATGGGTTATCATAGCTAGTGAATTTAAAGGATGCCCAATCCTGTTCACCATCTTTCATAAACAGGCTATAGAAATAGTTTTTCCCTCTAGGGGTAGATAGGAATACTGCCTTCCCTTTATAGTCAGTTAGGGTTGGTCTAATACTATTTTGCCATCCTGCTTCTAGGTCAGGGATAAAGGATGCTTCATCTACAATAACCAAATGGAATTTTCTACCTCTTAGATTATCTAATCTTTCACCTGTAAAGAATTCTACCTGTCCGCCATTAGGGAAGTCTATTTTTAAATCAGACTTGTTTTTAGGCAATTCTAGGGATTCTGTCAGCTTACTGAAGAAAACCTTCGCTAATCCATAAGTAGGGGTAATATAAGCAACAGAAAGACCTTTAACTGCATATGTAACAGAAAGTACCTGTGATAGTTCTGACTTACCAAATCTACGACCACACATCACCACCCTGAAACGCTTATCACATTCTAGGATTCTTTGTTGGTTTGCGTGTGGATTAGGTAAGAATATCTGCATTATAAAATGGTTTTACCATCTACAAAGATAACCTCTATTTTATTATCTGATTTAATATCCATCTGCTCCTTTGGTTTTCCATATACTCTAGTTAACAAAGTATCCAAAGAATACAAGCTGCCATTGCTCATAGATTTTAATATGGCTTTTGCTATTGTCTTTTCTAGTACAGTTGCTTTATCATTTGTGCTAACTGATTTAAGTTCTTCTTCATCCATAGACATTAAAGCCTGAATGCTATCGTTTATTTCTGATAGCTTGTATCCCTGTTCCTTCAATAGGCTGACATATTTTCTAGGTCTGCCATTGGGATTACCTGACTGACCTTTTACAAATGGTATCAAATGTTCTTTGCTCATTCTGTTATTGTTCTGTTTATTTATCTAATTTAGATTTAAAATGCTCACATAATACTTCCATCTTTGCTATGTAATATGTGCTAAAGTCTTTGTACCCCTCGTTGTTTTGCTGATAGTTTATAAATAAAATACCCCTTAATCTTTGTGATGGGGTCTTATTTGATTCTAAGTCTGTCTTAATACTATCTAGATTATCTAGTTCATCCTGTTGAAATGATTCTTCTTTGATAGCTATGTAACAGAATCTTTGATTTAGTTGGAATACCTGTGCAGCATCAGCAGGTGATAGTTCCTGTGTGCCAAAGGTAACTTTAATGGTTTTATCCTTTCTAGATGTTAAGCCTTCTATTTGTGCAGGTAGTATTATCATTTGCCTTGTCCCCTTGATGGTTTTGGTTTGGGTGTATGTTTGTTATAAGACTTTTTTGCCTGTCCTCTTTTGCGCTTACCAAATGAAACTTTTGATGAATCGCTTTTACCTTTTGCCATTTAATTTCTCTTTATGTTTGCTTTTTAAATATTCCATATGTGTCTTAGTATCCCCCATAACTAAATGACATTGCCTACATAATGCCATCAGGTTATTTATATTGTCTGCCTTTTTATCACCGCCCATTCCCCTAGCTTCTATATGGTGTATGTCAACTGCCTTTGCACCACAGGATTCACAAGGGATAAAATCTTCTATGCCATACCCAAAGTAATCTAAATATAGTTTAGTGTGTTTCTTCATTCATTATTATAAAGTTTAAAGATACGAATACAAATCCTATGTTTAAACTCTTATGTAATTGTGCAAATTCATCTACTGAATACCCTATTGAAATACCTAATTGTATTGTTTCTGTTAATACCCCTAATGATATTCTGAATCTGCCAAATTGAATATGGTATTCCATTATTTATCTATTTGCTTTAGCTTATTTATTGCCCATTCAATGCCTGAAGTACCACCCCAAGCATCCCACATTAACCCACCACATCCTTCAGAGTATGGTACATCTTTACTTTGTTGATGCCTTTTGAATGATGCCATCCTAGCTATGGTATCCCTAGATATGTTTTCTTTATTCGCTAATTGGTTTGCCCTAGCTTTACCTACTGCAGTTCCACATTCACCCCATCCGTTTTCTTCTGCCCATTTTAATGCCCTCTTTGCATTGTTACTAGCTGATTCAGGATAGTCATTATAAGTTTCTTCATATTTACCACTAGCTATAATTGCTGCCCATACTTTAGCAGCTTTTTCTTCTGTGTCATATATGCAACTACCTGTACCTATTCTGTACTTACCATTGCTACATTTGTATATCGGCATTACCTATCAATTTATTATAAATAGCAAATCTTTTATTATTTATGGTGTGCAGGTTAAAGTTAGTATTGCAGTAATCAAATAGCTTCTGCCCATATTCAATCCTAGCTGCTTCATCAAATGTCAGTAGCTTAATCCATTTGTACCAATCCTGTTGATTGTTTACATAGCATACAGGCATATCCTTATAAGGGTGTACGTTGCTAACTATAGCAGGGTTTTTCTTTGCTGCAGTCTCTAATACCTTCAGGTTTGATTTCATAGCACCAAACTTATTTTCTACTAAAGGAATGATACTTATATCAGAATCAGCATAAGCACCCATATAATTACTAACATCTGCATAGTCATAAATAGTTGGGTTCAGCTTTAATCCGTTTGTAAATACTCCAATCATTCTATCCCATAAATGTTTTTCCCCTAGATTATAACCTGCAATAACTGTTCTTACAGGGAAATTAATCTTCTTCATTGGATTCCTAAGAATGTCTAAGTCAGGAACGTGAGTACCTGAACCTGCCCAAAATAATCTAACCAAATCAGATTCTAATTTATTATCCTGAAATTGTTCTTCACCATATGGTAAAGCATTAGGAATTATTTCTACATTAGGATTTAACTTATATATTTCTTCAGCCAATCTTTCGTGCGTACAGGTGCATAGGTCTGCCACCTTCATATACTCTGTAATGATTTCAGCAATATTACTTTCTCTATATCTTTGTGCAAGAACGTGCGAAGGTGGTAAAATCCAATAGTCATCATTATCTACTATCAGTTTGAATTTATATTTTATCTTCATCTTTACTAATAGTTTAGCATCTGTTGAAGCTAAAAACCTATTAAATAAAACAATGTCATAGTTATTATCAAATACTGCTTCATTAATTGTATCGGTTATCATACAATAGTCTTTGCGCATATTAACCAAAGGCATCATAATCCTATGATATCCTACCCCACTAAATTTGTTTGTAATTGCTAGTATTCTCATAAAGGAATATAATATGCTTTAGTTCCATTTGAATAATCAGATACGTTTTTAGTGTGCAAGTCCCAAGTCTTTTTAACTAAATCCATTTTATTATATCCATAAACATCACTACCATTCTGTTCAATATGAGTAGCTTTAGTTAATGGTATGAACTTTGTATGCAATCCTGCTGCCCTGCATCTAGTACAGTAGTCTAAGTCTATTGCTCCGTATGGGTCTAGTTCTTCATTAAATGCACCTAGCCTGTTTATTGTTTCTTTTGATATTGTAAAGTTCCCAATTAAATCTAATGAATCACCATCAAATCCTGCTAATGGTGTTGAGCATATTCCAATCGTAGTATCTTGCATAAATTCATTTCTACTCTGTAACCAATTATCAGGCTCTAGTATATCATTTCCCATAATCGTAACATAGTCAAAATTATTTAATTGCATCAATCCTTTATTGATTGCATAAGCTATGCCTGTTTCATCTACAATGCTGATTAAGTCTATATGCTTACCTGCATTTTTAATGTTATGAAACAAAGTTTCAATGTTTCTATTTTGATAGTTTAAATATATTACTGCGTTCATCTAGGTTTATTTTCTCCTAATTTTCTTGCAGGTACTCCTGCATATTTTGTAAATGGTTCTGTCTTACCTTTTATAAATGCACTTGCTCCAATCATACAACCTTCTTCAATATGTGTGAACTGATGCAATACTGCGTTTAATCCTATGTTTGAATTTTCTTCTATAATAGAATGTCCACCAATCTTTGCACCGCAACTTATTGTAACATTATTAAAAATTGTACAATCGTGTCCTATGTGTGCGTGTTTCATTATAAAACAATTATCCTGAATATAAGTAATATCTTCAGTACCTGCATCTATTGTAACAAATCCTGTAATAATATTATTATCCCCTATGATTACATTACCTTTTTGCTTACCCCAATACTTTTTATGTTCTGCAGGGTCGCCTATAATACAATAAGCACCTATGTAATTGTTGTCCCCTAGTACAACATTGTCCCCTATTATTGCAGTTGGATGTATAAAATTAGCCATTTGTCTTTGGTTTGCGACCACGCTTTTTTGGTTCTATAATTTGTGTTTGCATCAATAAATCATCTTGATTTAATACTTTTTCATAATGCTTATATAGTCTTAACACCATATCCATTCTACAGTTACCACACCAAATAGTTAAAATGAAATTAGGGTCTATGTATGTTCTGTAGATATGCTCATACATTTTCATTATACTTAAATCTAAGTTTCTAATAAACCCACTTTGTGCAGTTTCATAGTTGTTATAATGCTCTTTTAAATATTGCCTATGTTCTAGTTCCATATCTTATAAATTAAAGTTTCTACAATAGATGCCAAAAAACCTGATATGAATAAAACACTAGCTATGTTTAAAATCAGTTCAGGTGTGAAATATAATACAACTGCAATCCATGAAGCCAAGCAACTTCCGCAACTGAAAGGTTTGAAGTTGATTCCCCATTTACGATGTAGGTTGTGGATAGTATTAAAAAATAATGATGCACAGATACTTGTTAAGATTATTTGAATCATTTCCGTATGTGTTTTTTTAGTTCAGTTTTAGTTTGTTTTAAAGTTCTTATGATTGACATATAAGGTATTCCTGTCTGTCTGCTTAATTCCTTTGCGTTCTTATTAAAATCAAAAGTGTATAGCCTTAATATTTCCTTTTGATACCAATGCAGTTTCTCAATTCCCTGTTCCATTACATCTATCACACTATTGTTTTCTACCTCTGCAACTTCCTTACCATTAAATTCTGTATAGTTCCTGTACTTTTTCCAAAATTGGCTTCTATCAGATTTAATCATATTTAGCATAGTTCTAACTATGTAAAATCTAATTTCATTTCTTTCGTATAGTCCACCTAGCTTCGCATCATCCATTTCCAACAGAACCATAAATACTTCTACCTTTAAATCATATTGCAATTCTTCAGGCTGCATCTTTGCAAATGCCTGATTGACTTCATCATTAAGCCAATATTGCTCTATAATTTTATTTTTATCCATTCAATTAGTACAGGCTGATTATCTTTTTCAGTACAAATATATACTAATCCCTGACAATTATGGATATCTTCTAATCTTTCTTTTTGTTCAAGACTTAACTTATCACCTATTTTTTTTACTTCAACTGCAACATACCTTCCTTCTGATGTGTAACCTTGCAGGTCTGCCCATCCTTTTTGTATTGTTCCTTTACGTTTCCCGTATGGTATATTGTTTACTCTATTAAGCCTGTACCCAATATATTCTAAATTTTTCTTTGCCCATTTAGTTAGGTCGTTAGCCGATATGTCCATAGTAAATCATAAAATTGTTTTTTAAATTTAAGTCTATTAGTTCCATCAATGGCATCCTGTCTAGTTGGGAAACAGTCAAAAAAGTTAATCGTGTAGCAATATTTTAAACTACCACAGTAGGTATATTTAACCTGAAAGACCCTCAAAGTATTTGACAAGTGCTAATTTTTTACATTGTGTATCAATAAAATCATCATCTTTTAGTTTTTTACTAAACTCTTTTGCATCTAATCCAATTAATTTATTCATTTTCATTAGGTTATCTTCCCTAACCATCCTGATAATTTGTAACATTTCGTGTTCCTCAAATTTTAATTTGCCCTGCTTTAGTAATATTGCGAATACCTTGTTAGCATTAAATACCCTGTTAAAGTCATTTTTAGGCGATTCTAGCCATTCTTTCTGTGTGAATGATACAATGTCATCATCTGATAATTTTGGCGGCTCAATTTCGTTTATAATCGGTTTTATCATTTTTCTTACTTCTAGTGCTTTTTTTGTGTAGGCTGACATAACCTGACCAATAAATTTTGGACTGAACTTTTCATAGTGTTCTGTGCTACAATCTAACTTACCCTGTACTGCCATCTTGAATGCTAACCTGAATTCTTCAACTGTGAACAATGGGTAGCTAGTTCTGATGAAATCTTCAATCACAACCATTTCCTGTGTATCAGGATATTTTGTGAATCCTAGCAAAGTAAAGATGTAAGCTAAATTTTCCTTCAATGTAACAGGTGAAACTAGATTTAGTTTGTTCCCTTTGAATGCTTCAGCTATTTCATTATCAGCTATGTACCCACTTTGCAAGGGCATCCATTCGTTCCCTGCTTGTGGCAGTTGGGTTAAGTGTTTTTGAATTTCCATATCTTAGTTTGTTTTTAGTCCAAGTATTAATTCTTCTTTTTACATCAAAGAACTTTTCTAATTCATATCGCAATTTACCATTTTTATTTGGTTCGCACCAATAGTCAACAAATTCTGTAAATGAATCACCTAAAATTTCTTGATACTCTTTTATATTATTTATAAATAAATCTTTAGTATTTACATTTATATTTACATTTTCCATATGACCTGTCATATGTTTGGTCATATGACCTACTTCTTTTTCTTTGTTTTTAGTATGTTGATTTTTACCTAAAACGTTGTTGCGCCTAGATTCCGTGAAAGTTTTCCTACGTTCTTTTTCCATATCTAACCTTTCATTATACCATAGACCATCAGCATCTTTTACAAATTTGTCCTGTATCTTGACCCAAATTTGACCTACCGTTTGACCTATCATATGTGTGGTCATATGACCTCTATTAAATTGCAACATTAGCAGTTCCATATATGCACCTTTTTCTTCAAAGGTCATACCCATAGTTCCCCCTATGTAATCATTAGGGTAGAATAAAAATGCAGGGTCTTTTGACATAAAATAAAAATGGGGTTCAGATTCCCTGCTAGTCGCATTAGCAGTTCATCATCCCCCCAATATTGTTTATAAACTAAATGCGACTTAGTTCTTTGTTATTTAGAAGACAAATATAAAGCATATTTATCCATTTCCTCACAAAGTTGTTCTATTTTTTCTTTGAACCAATATTCAGTAGTCATTATATCCCTACACTTAGTGATTGAATATAATACTGTTGTATGGTCTTTAACTCCAATATATGAAGTTATTTCTGATAGGCTTAACCTTGTATACATTCTTAACATATAAGCTGCTGCCTGTCTGCCAAAGATTGTTTTTTGCTTTCTGTTATTTGCTTTAATGTCTGTACTAAATACTTCTTCAACTAACTGAACAATCTTTTCAGGCTTAATAGTTTTATCAGTAACAGGTATTCTAACATCATCTAAAATAACTCCTTCTTTAATTAAAAGATTTTGAAGGTAATTAAAGCTATCTTTTTGCATCACATATGCTGCGTATATTTCTTCTTTATTTGTCATAATTAAAATTCTAAATCTTTGTTTTCGTTTTTCATTTCATATAAATCTTCATAAATCTGATAGTCAGGATGGGAATTTTTATCTTTGTATTTGTTTTCCCACATTGAATATCTTTTACCTTCTATCGTAAAACTGATTACAATACCTTTGGTTGTTTCTTTTTTCCAAGCACCATACTTCTTTTTTTCTTCTGCCATTTTATTTATTTTTAATTAGTGAATATTTAGCTACAAATTTAGGGTTCTTTTTACTACCTACGTTTACTCTTTCTGTAATAATATTATGCCCTTCATCTTTAAGGTTAAATACTAATGCGGCTAGTCTTAATGTCCCATACTTTCTTAATGCCACTAATGGGGTTAATGGTTCTTTTTTAAGGTGATTAAGCACCTGCGTTTGTTGGCTCATACTGTTTGTTTTTAATTTTTGAGAAATTGTATTGATTGTTTAAAGATACTGCATTGTGGATTAGCTTTTTATCAGCATATTGACTAGATACATTTAACCTTTTAACCCATTCATTAAAGTCTAATCTTTCATCAGGAAAAGCAATTCTGCTTATTTTAATACCCCATTTATTTTCCATATTATTTAATTTGATTTTCGTTAATACTTTTTAATGCTTTCTTATACTGCTCTAAGGTAGTATATTGGCTTATTCTATTTGCTATTGAATCTTTGGTTGTACTATCATAAGTTGTATTTTCTAGTAGTACAATCAGTTCCAATCTTTTTTCTTCACCTAATTCATCCTTATGCTCATTTGTAGCATCTGAATCCTTTGTATCATCTATTGCAAATAAACCATTTAAAGCATACTTCCTAGCATAACTAGATGTACTACCTGTAATCTGTGCAGCATCCATACCTTTTTTAACTTCTTCTTCCCTAGCCCAACCGCTAACACTAATACTGTCATCAGTTCCATCAAGTAGTGTTGCAGTAGCTTTAATGTAGATTCTATCACCTACCTGTACTACTTCATCACTTATAACTAATGCAGTTCCATATTTATTTAGAATAGGCTTTACTGCTTCTACAATATCTTCTGCGCTTCTGTACTTATACTTACCAAACGAATTTGTTTGGTTTTTAGGTGCTTTTAATTCAGCTTGAATTTTTACTAAGTTCATTGTTTGTTTTTTTTAAAGTTACTCAATTTCTGCCATTTTATTATATTCTATTTCTGCTTGATGCTGCATCCATTGTCCGAATGTAAAAGCATCATCTTCATAGTCATACCCTGCAAATAAGGTTGGCTTTTTGTTATAGAATTTAAAATAATCTTCTACAGATACTAATGTATTATTTACATTAACTCTGCCTTTGTATTGCATTTGCCAATAGATAAAAGTATCTAAAGCATCAATAGTTTCTGTACCATATTTGGCACATAGTTCTGTGTAGGTGTGTAGTTCTTTTTGCATATGTTTGTTTTTAATTAATGAAATGTTCCCAACCATTATTTGGTAATCTATTAAAAGCACATAGAAAATAAGTATCTAATTGTACGATATCCCCATATCTAACATCAATTACATAATATAACTTTTCTAGTTCTTGTTTTAATTCCATAACTGCTAATGGATATTTACCAACAGATTTTTCAATTTCGTTTAAAACTTCAGGTTTTAATCTTTCTAGTAAATTTTTCATATTTGTTTTATTTTTGGTTATTATGAAGTTTTTAATATTAATTGATATCTGTATTTACCTTCAGTAGAAGTAGTCAATTTAACGAATATATCACTTGATTCAAATAGTTCAATTTCGTGTGGTGTAGGAATCCAATGTTCTGCCTGACCCAATGCACCTAATGGTACATAACCCACAAAGTACAATTCTTCATTTGTTTTCTTGTTAGTTCTTTTAATGTAACTTTTCATAGTTGTTTTGTTTTTGGTTATCAATCAATGACATAACGAAACTACAACTTATCTACATACTATCCAAGTATTATGTACTAAATTTCTAAAAAATGTGATGAACGGTAAATGGGACTGATGAACGGTAAATTGTCCGATATTTTGTCCGGACAGAAAACCGGACAAGCTAAAAAATTAGCTATTTGCTACCATCCTGTAGGGGTAAATGCTTACTATTATCTACCTGTCGGTAGCCTAAAGACCATAACATTTTGGTAAGTGTAATGCTTTTTTCTATGACCTGTTCCTCTGTATCTTCAGGATTTAACAGGTGGAAAATTTCGTGTATTAAAATTTCCATTTTCTTTCTACCCTTTAATCTAGGGTCAATATATATAATACCATCACTTTCAGCAATGCCGTGTGCTTGTTCTCTGCCTAATTTCTTATATATAATTTTAATCTTCATCTTTCATTAAAGCCAAATCAGGTCTGTCTATTTCTTTAAATATTAATACTTCGCCACCTCTTATCTTTCCAAGTGTTAATTTAATTTCGCTTTCTAATTGGTATAATTCTTGTAGTTTATTTACCAACCATTGTTCTTGTTGTAGTGTTGTCAATTTTGAAAAGTTTTTTGGATATCTCATTTTATTTAGTTTTTATTTTATTCTTTATTGTAATTATTTTTTTAAGATAAATACTTAAATCAAGACTTTCCTCGTATGCGTGTTGCAGCCAATCCTGTTCACTTAAATCAGTTCTATCCATTGTAGTACCGTATTCCTTTAAACCTTTGTCTTCCCTAGATAAAAGGTCATCTATGATTGAGTATAATATTCTGCTCATTATTTGTCAGTTTTTGAATGGTACTTATTACAGGTGTTACATTTGTACTGTATTCTAGTTAACCCTGTTGCAGTTATTACCTTATTGTTTCTTATCAGGTCATCACTACCACATTCAGGACAAGTACCCCTATCGTGTCCAAATACTACTCCATAATGCGTTTTAGGTTCTATGTGCAAAGATAAAGCCTTATGCACTTGCTCCAACAATACTACATCTTTTTTGCAGTATTTAATCATTTTCTCCATTGCTATCTTATCCTTTTTTAATAGGATATCCTTCCACAATGAATACTCTGTTTTAATCTTTTGCCCTAATCCTAAATAATCTGCAATGTAGTTAAGCCTGTTAGAATTAAATCTAAACTTTTGTCTAGCTACCTTTAATGTATCTATGGTTGTGTATTTAGGAAACATTTCAATCTTATGGAATAGGCATCTAGTCCTAACCCACGCTAAATCAAATTTGTCCCCATTGTGTCCTACCAATTCATTTGCCTGATTAGCTACTTCAATAAACTTTTGAAGCATTCCTTTGTCATTCTGCTTTGCATCCCATTGCAATGCGTAAACTTCTTTTTCTTCTTCCCACTTGTAACATATACAGATAATTGCCCTTTCTTGTATAATGTTTGAATAGTCTATATTTTTCTTGTATCCTGCCTCCCAAAATAAGCCGATGTTAGGACTTGTCTCAATGTCAAAGAAAAGCCTTCTGCGTTTTGTTTTTAGCATTATATTTGTTTGTATTGTGTACTCCCATTACTTCTTATAGCTTTTAAAACTTGTTTTCTTTGTTTACCTGTGCTTTCATAAGAAACGTGAACCCAATCAGGATTTTCGTTTGTCCCAAACTCCCAAATTAATTGGTCAAATTCTAGGTTATTTTTAATAAAATCAAATACCATTTTATTTGTTACCCCATTAGGTGTGCTATCCATATCAATATCAATCGCTTCGCCTTGACAATGTTGACTTGTCAAACTTCCCTTCACCGCACGATTAAGTTCAATAGACCTGTACCCACTAGAAATATGAATAGGGCATCTAAAGTGCGCCCTAATAGGTTCAAATACCTTTTCTGCTAATAGCTTAAAATTAGCAATATGTTGCTCTGTTGGCATATTACTAATGCCATTACGCTTTGCGCTTTCACTTCTAATTACTTCTGATAAGTCTAGGTGTTCTGATAGTTTCATAAAATATATTTAAGGAAATAAAATAATAATATTATATATAAAATGCCAACCGAAGTTAGCACCCTTTTTTCGTAATTAGTCATTCTTCTTAAAGATTTTCTCTATTGAAGTTAAGCCTAAACAACCAAATGCCAATAAAGCTACTGATTCTACAAGTATTGTACTTGGAGCAGTATGTTCTTCACTAAAGCTATTATGGTACATAGTAACACATAATGCTATTACACATAGTAAACCACAAAGTCTTTTCATACTTAAACGACCATTATCTTCTGTAAAAAATTGTTTCATATTATTGTGTTTTAATTAGTACTAATGTCATAAATAAGACTAAAGTCCATAATCTATTTATGCCTTTTTCTTTTTCAAAGGCTTGTTTGAATTCTTCATCAATTCCTGTGGTTGGTTTAGTATTTTGGATATGAAATCTGTACAAATTGATTGTATCTTGCTTTTTATTAATTTGATTAATTGCTGAATCATAGTACTTTGTTTTTATTTTTAATGAATCTATTGTCTTATTATAGCCTAAATACAGGGCATTTATTTCTTTGCCTTGCTCAATGGTCATAATAACAACAGAATCTTCTTTAATTTTCTTTATTATTGGGTATTGCGAATAGCTTATAACTGATACCTGTATCAGCATTAACATTATCCAAAGTTGCTTTAACTTCACTTAGTTCTATTTTTAATATTTTAACTTCAGTCTTTAATTCCTTAATTGTTGCAACTGCTTTTGTAACTAATTCCGCTTCTTTTTTACTTGCTTTTGCTTGTACTTGTACTGATAAATTATTAGTTTCAGTTACCTTATTCATTAACTTTTGGAACTCAATGTCTTCTTTTAAGTCCTCGCTTTGGTTTTGAGCAGATGCCGTACATCCCATTAAAAATATAAATAACAAATATTTCATTATTTTATAGATTGTATTTTACCTAAACTTTCTAAAGTGCTTAATTTAGCAGTTGCAGAAGCCAAAGATGAATCGCATCTTCTTAATGCCACCTGCATAATATCTACCTTTTCATCTAGCTTTTCTACCTTAACACCTTGACTTGTAATTTGGTCTTTAAATGTAGAACGTACATCAATATATAAAGCTGATATTCCGCATAGCACAATAAACAAAGTTGCAACTACAGGATTTTTTGCGAAGTCTTTAAACGATACAGGTAATGCCATTTTAAAATAATTTTTTATAGTAACCTAATGAATAACCCTGTGTGCCATAGTTTACGATTATAAGTCCCTTATTTGGAACTTTTAACCCTACTCCTATACTAGCACCCAAAACATTATTATAGTTCCTTAATTCGCCTCCTATTAATAATTCCGTTTTAGGTTTAACAGTCTTTGTAATATATATAGTTTTTTCTTGAAGTTTAGCTTCAAAACCCCTACCTATTATTTTATTTTGTGTAATTGTGTCCTGAATGTAGAACGTATTTGAATCTAGATTTATTGTGTCTGAATACGCTTTAACCTGCGCATAGTCGTTAATTATGCGTATTGTATCGTGTACAGGAATCTGTACAGAATCTAGTTGTATTATCTTGTATGGGATAGAATCCCCCTTTTTATACTTAGTCAATGTTTTAACATTGAATATCGTATCTGTTTTTATTGTGATTGTATCCTTACTATATTTTGGAGTAGTAAATAATAATAGAATAACTACTGCCAATAATACAATTAACAATAAATTCTTAGTCATATTTTTTACTTGCTTTGTAGTAATAACGAATGGCAAAGATACCTGAAATAATAGCAGTCAAACCTGCTACCAAAGTTACAAAAGGTTGTACCTGTGTTAGTGTTAATGAAGCTGCAGTTAAACTGATGCCTGTATTAACTAATGCTTGACTGCTATCTTGTGTCATTTTAGTCTTCTTTTAAATCTACAACCTTAGCCTCATCTTTAGGCTTTTGGTCTTCTGCTAACTTGCCAAAGAAGTTTAACAATGGCAACCCAAATTCAGTTGGGATTTTGTTGATGTACGCTTGAAGTTCGTTCAAGTCTTTTTCGCTTAATTGTAACATAAATTTAAATTTGTACAAATATACTAATTTTCTACTAATTCTACATAATCGCCAACAATAGTAACATCTATTTTAGAAGCCACCCAATTGTAAGCATAATCGTTTGTTACCCAATCAGCATAGTCTTGACCTTCCATAGTCAAATTACCTTGAGATAATTGTGCTTGAGTATCACTTAAAAGTGCATAGTAAAAAGTAGCTGAATCGCTTAGATTGTCATTGATACAATAAGCGTTTAAAATTGTAGCCGTTCCTAAGTTTAGTGGGAATACCACTGGAGAGATTGTTTTCATTATTATTTTATTTTAAAAGTTAATCCAAAGTGTTCCGTTATAATATGACATTTGATTTAATGTTGTGTCGTAAACCATAAGACCCGAAGCAGGTGTTGCAATAGCCAACTTTTGCGTTGTAGTCATTCTTGGAGGTAAGAAACCTTGAGTAGTTGAATTTACCGCAAGTCTTGCCGAAGCAATGTCTGTAAATGTTCCTCCGTTTTGTATTTGTAAATTTCCTGTACTTTCAAACCATTGCGACCATCTTGTTCCTCCATTGCTTAATATTGAAATTCCTGCAACAGTATCACTATATATATTTCTACTATAAATATTTGGAACAGTTAAGTTTTGTGTAATCCTTGCCGTACCTTGTACATCAAGACGGAATCCTGCGTCAGTAAAAGTACCACCATTTTGTAAGATAATATTACCATTTGCAAACATATGAAATTGTGTAACATTATTATTTCTTATTGTAAAAATTGAATTATGATTTAAAGCTAAACCATCGGATGCACTGATAAGATTACTCTGTGGATTTATTGTAATTGTTCTTGGTGATGTAAAATTTTTAATCGTAAATAGAAAATTATCAAGTAACCCAATAGCTAAATTTCCTACTGATGTTATATTTGAAACTCTTAAACCAAAATTATTAACACCCGTAAATGCTCCGTTTGTAAATGTAGGTGCAATATCTAAAGCTATTAAGTTATCATTGTTCGCTGCCGCTACTAATGTAGTGTTTATCAATCCACCTCTTGCAATAGCACTTGATGCCGTTTCTGTACCACTTACAGTAAGTATTGTTGCAGTAGATGGTGTTGTTGTACCTAAAAGTAAATCACCATAAAGAGCAGTTGTTACAGTTGAACTATTACCTATGATTGTTGTGTTAGAACCTAAGCCTGTTGTTCCTGTACCAATTACAATTTGGTTGGTTTGATTATCTGCGGCTGCTTTTGTAGCATGACCAATAAATATTGAAGTAGAACATAAAACATTAGGACTAGTTCCATTTGCAAGATAACGACCTGCATCACTACCAAACATTATATTATTAGAACCTGTTGTAGTATTAATACCTGCCGACCTACCTACATAATTGTTATTAGTTCCTGTGGTATTATTCGCACCTGCAAAAGTTCCTATAAAAGTATTAAATGAAGCTGTTGTATTAACTCCTGTGTTAACTCCTAAAAATGTATTATCAAGACCTATTAAATTAGTTGTACCTGCATTTAAGCCTATAAAAGTATTATTAATACCTGTTGTATTATTTTGTCCTGAATTTGTTCCTATAAAAGTATTACCTGCTCCTGTTGTATTATTAATACCATTTTGACTTCCTACAAAAGTATTATTATTACCTGTTGTATTTCTTCTTCCTGCATTTAATCCTATAAATGTATTTAATATAATATTACTTGCTCTAAATTCTATATTACTTGCTAAGGTGCTATTAGAAAAAGTAGATGAAGCAGGAGATGCAATAATCGTCTTTATACTTAAAACTACTGTACCATTAAAATCTGTTGTAGGAGTAATTGTTAAAACTGCCGTTGATGAAGCTAATGGACCTGTTGCACCTGTCGCAGAAACAGTTGTACTTGTACCACCATAAGCTATTGTAATTGTACCTGCCGTTCTACCTGTAATGTTATAAGCTATTTGATAGTAAGTGCCATTAACCGCAGCTAAAGCCGTTGTCAAAGGGTCTACTGAACCTGTTGTGTGCGTATAACCACCTACGTTTAAGTTAGTACCTGCTAAAGTCCAATTCGTTCCTGTTCCTGTAACTGCTGCTAATTCCGAACCTAATGGTGCAGTATCACTTGAAGCAGTACCTATGAAACGAGTAGTACCATTTACATCTAATCTAAATCCTGCATCTGTGAATGTACCTCCATTTTGTAATGTAAAGTTTCCTGTTGTTGCAAAGAATCTACCCATTGTAGAAGAACCTAATAAAAAAGAAATCGGTCTTGTTGCGTATGTGCTTATGTATGCACCTCCTAAGGCTGCATCATAACCAAAAACTGCTCTAGCTGCATTAAAATTCAAAGATTCATTTGTAGTTCCTGTTCCATTAGGTGATACTACAATATTAACACTATTAGAATTTAATAAAATATTGCCATTAACTCTTAAAGCAGAATATTGAAGTCCTGTAAATGAACCTACTGATAGCGAAGACTGAATATCCAACCCAACTAAATTATCTCCATTCGCAGAAGCTACTAAATTAGTATTAATTAATTGACCTCTACTTATTGCACTAACCGCAGTTTCAGTACCACCTATTGTTAATTGTGTTGCAGTACCTAAAG